TTACGGCTTGTTGGGCTTGTTTAATCCAGTAACTGCGGGGCTTTAAGGCGAGTTTTCGAATCTTAATTTTATCTTTCTGTTTCTGCTCCTCTCGTCGTCGTTTCTTCTCTGCTGTTTTTTCCGCCTTTTCGCGTTCTTTATTTCGTCGTTCGAGCGCTAATTTAGTTCCGTGTTCCGGGCTGCACCACCACTGATTTGAGAATGCCGGGTGAAACCATTCCTTACAGATTTTGCATTTCCTTCGCGCTGGTTTAGCCATTAAGCAGCCTCCCCTGTTACTTTAAGCATTCCGTTATCTAGCAGCTTTCTTGTCAGCCACTGTTGACCACACCCGGTGATTTTTGTGGTGAACGATATCTGTATTCCGTGATTTGTGTTGACCGCTGTTTCTTTCACTGTGAAATAGCCACGATCCATATATTCCTGCATTGGCACATTGCGCCGGGAGCCTGAAGCAATAAGGATTTTGTGATCGCGCATCCACGCAAACAGTTTGTTTGGACCAATACCAACAACCTTTGCAAAGTTTCCAATCAAAATTCCGCTGGACTCGCCAACGCGATCGGCAAACTCAACTTTAGGTGCTGCGAGAGCAAGCTGTTTCTCCAGTTCAGCCTTCTGGTCTTCAAGGTCGGCCGCAAGGCGCAATGCCTCAGAAAAGGTTTGTGGTATTTTCGCGGTTGCCCCTTCGAGTTCTCGCCAGCGGTCAACAAGGCGAGCGGTGAATTCCGGCGACAACTGAGCGACGACAATAATGCTGTCTCGCTTACCTTGTTCGCCTTCGAATACATACACACGAAAACTTTGATTTAAGCCTAACCCATTGATTCTTCCACAATCCTCAATTTGAGGATGTCGGATAACACCATTTTTAGCCAGCATTTCGATAGTACGTTTCACATTGTCATGACGCTTACCTGTAAGCTCAGAGATTTCAATGCTGGTCATTTTGATGACGTTGCTATTTATCAGCTCGTTCATTGTCATGTCCTCTCATATTGAAAATTCACCAATAAAAAACCCAGCCGAAGCTGGGTTTGTTAAGTTGTCAATTGTCAGTAGCGATGTAGTGAAGGAGGTAATTCTTTGTTCTTAAGCCTTACCCATGCGGAAAGATTCGTTGGTCCGTCTGGCTCATTAATATCAACATCTCGTGTGTGATTGATTAAAACGTCTCTCGCCATTCCAATAACATACGAGAACTCATGACCGTAGTCGTAACATCTGCCGGAATAGTTCGATTGAATTTGCTTTAGCGCTGGATACAATTCGCGGAATAATGCCTGTGAGCGGTTAGCATAATCCCACAGCCATACAAGGCTGTCTGTTTCTTTTGCGGAAAGCCCGTTGAGCTTCTTCTCTTGTTTGCCAATTAACTCTCCTTCAAGCGGAACGCGAGCAGCAAGTGACAGAGCTTCGGTAAACTGCTCCTCGCTGATTTCTTTGTATGAACACCCAAAATGAGATTTCAGTGACGACCACATGGTGATCATCGCCTTCGTCTGTTTTTCTTTTGGCAGAGACTGACCGCGACTCATGACGAGTTGTTTAATGGCTTCCTGCTGTTCAGTGGTGATTTTCCCCGGCAATGCCTTTTTAGCTTTGCGCGGGTTAATCACATGGCCTTTAGTCCAGTACTCGTAGAGCACATCGTCACACTCTTCCTGATACTGGATTACCTTGTCGCGGATTTCAGGGCGGACTTTGTTTGGTTGAATGCTTGAAAGCCAAGCCGCAAATTTACGAAAGGCAAGACATGTCATTAACTGTTTACCGCCAGCAGAAGGTATTTCGATTTCCGAAATACCTTTGACAAACCTCTGTTTTAACTTAACAAATTGAGCAGCCCAAACCATCCCCATACCTTCAACAACAGGCTTCATAGGAACATAAGGCTCATTGTTAATTCCAACCAAAAAGAGATTTGTTCCGTGGAATGGAACATTGATTGTGCGATCTGCAATTGCTAAACTAGTCATATCAGTTTTCTCGTGGTTAACTGGTAATTTAGAAGCCTCAATGGTTGCAGCCATTGAGGCTTCGCTGTTTTTAGCGACCATTCGCCACCTCTTCCCTAACACCTTTTGCCAGCAAACGAACAATTGCAGAGTTCAGAGATATACAGTCCATTTCCGCCAGGCGGCGAAGGTCTTCATTCAGCCGTGATGGAAGGCGAAGGTTGAGTTTGATATTTTTGCGCTCAGTGAAAAGTGTATCTTGCATTATCTAATCTCCTTTATTTGGTGCCAAAGTGACGCCATGAAGGCCATAATGCCACTATTGAAATCGTATGGCAATATGGCACCATGATTTTTTTTGAGAGATTTGCAATGGCCGAAAAACAAGTAAAAGACTACGACAAGTTCAACCTCCGTTTTCCTGACGGAATGCGAGATGCTATAGCTGAACGAGCCAAACGAAACGGGCGCTCTATGAACTCAGAGATTGTTCAGATACTGGAAGATGCCTTGAATGCAGAAAATACACTCGGGGAAATAGCAGATAAAATTAACAGCGTCTCGGTTCCGCTAAATGTTGATGCGCTAGTTCAACTTCAAGCCCAGGTTATCGCCATGCAAAAAGAAATACAGGAAAAGTTCAGAGAGCAGAACGAAAAGTTGAGAGAACTACTAAATAAAAAACCCACCTGACGGTGGGCATAATCCCACAGCCATACAAGGCTGTCTGTTTCTTTTGCGGAAAGCCCGTTGAGCTTCTTCTCTTGTTTGCCAGTATTTTTCTCGCACTGGCTGAAATAGCAGTCTTCCAGTTTTTCGAACACATCCCACGCCTGATCGGTTTCGAGCATTTTTGCGTGACGGGCTGCGCCGCGTTCTGTCCAGAGGATGAGGGAGCGGGCATTTTTACCAACTAACCCGATTGTTTCGGGTCTGTTCTTAAACTCGCGTAATTCGTTTTTTTCAATTTTAAAGTAATGCTTTCCGGGCATGAATCGCGTCGTGTTGTTCAGAAAGTTATCAGAAATGTTTTTGATTTTTGTTCCGTAAAGGTGAGCCAACAGTTCAGTAGTAATTACGGGGATCTGGTTATAGGTAACAGGGGAAAGGTTTTCGACAGAAATTTGAACAGCCATAATGACCTCGCGTTTCGATAATTTTTACCTCGCCACCGTCAGGTGCTAATCATCGTGGTGGCGAACTGTGCGGGGTTAGCACTACCGGTCGAAACATCCGGCGAGCCTTTCGGCTCCCCCACACAGCCCGCCATAAATCGCGAATGTGACTGTGCTTAGCGCATAAAAAAACCGCCAGCGCGGTTATGCACCGTTTCGATATCCGGGGTGCTAATCCCGACGCCAGATTTTGCTGGCGCGTGAGGAATATAGCCCCGAATAAATCATCGCGTCAATCACCTTGTTTTCCTCGCACGATGTCTTAGCCACCGGATATCCCACAGGTGAGCCGTGTAGTTGAAGGTTTTTACGTCAGATTCTTTTGGGATTGGCTTGCGTTTATTTCTGGAGCGTTTCGTTGGAAGGTATTTGCAGTTTTCGCAGATGATGTCGGTGATACTTCTTCGCTGTCGCCTCATGCCGCCATCCTGACGCCCTGCCCGATCGCCATCAATGCCGCTTTGGATACAGTAGTAAACATTCGTCGAGGACTGATGAACGGTCGCCAAATCAGCAGCATGGAGCCTTTGCTGTTTCCCTTCTTCTCCAGCCCTGTCGATGGTTCGATAAAATTAATCCGTCCATCAGTGATAATGCGAACTTCGTCGACACTCTCCAGAGCCTTGCTGAACCATCCGACTGACATATCCTCTGGCACAAGCATAACTACCGTCTGTCGCTGTTGTATGCACTGCTCAGCGGCTTTTTCCACCCACGGCCTGATATTGCTGTACGGTGGGTTATTCCAGATTGCACCGTGGCTTACCCACTCAGAATTGAGCGCGTCGTCGGCCTCAGTTAGCCAGTGAGCACACAGAGCATTTTTGTCGCTCGCTGCCGAATCCAGCCAGAATCCAAACTCAATATCCAGTGCATCAAAAAGCCAAAGCGGCGTTTGCCAGCAGTCCTTGTCGTGTGCTGGCGTATTTGATTTGATAGTCATGCAGCCCTACCTTTTCGTTGTGACCATTCATACTCTCGCCGGGAGTCATCACTCCACCGCACGTTGCGCTCTGAGCCGAACCAGAACATGATTTCGATAAGCTCAGTCATGCTGGCCTTCCGCATTTTGCTGGTACGCACGCCAAGCATGACAACGCCACCGTCGATACCAGGCACACTTCGTTGCTCCAGTTTTTTGGTCTTAAGCCACAGGGCAGTGAACAGGTCTTTCCAGTCTTCCGGCGCCAGCCGTTGACCATGCCATAGCACCTGACGCGAAACATCGTTCAGCATCGGCCACATACGGTCATTCTGCGCTTTGCTGCGCCTGGGTTCTTTAACGTGGACTTCGTGGGGTGACTTGTCGTCGATGGGTAGTGAGAGAATGGCGTCTATGGCGTTATTTCTGATTGCTTCGTTGCGAAGCAGAAAGGCTTGCTTCATCTCCTGCTCTCCGGTTCCATTTTTCAGCCGCCGCAGCAACTGATGGTGCCCATGCCCCCCTGGCTTCACAGAGGTCACATTCTGCATAGCCCCACACATCAATATTTATTCCGGCCTCAACCCACAGACGAGCATTACCGCCGCAAAACGGACATTCTTTTAGCTTTGGCTGGGTTAATGATAGGTCGCTCATGCTCACTCCTTCACTTAAAATCCAGACTCCGGATAATTCTGTTGCGCTGAAACTCATTGTTGAGTTTGAACAACCGTCGAAGAACACGGTCACGCGGATAGCGTCGTGCGGCAGGTGAATGCTCATACAACTCATCAAGCGGCAAACTGGACGATGAACGATACCGATACCAACGCACCAACTCTTCACGAAAATTAGCCCTGACAAGCTCAGCTATCGTACTCATTTCTTAAAACCTCCTCAAACGCATTCTGACGCATTTTTCATTCTCGCTGCTTATTGATATACCTTGCACGCGTTTACCTCGCTACAGAGCGATTGTGATGCCTTAAAAGCGATTTATTGAAGTGATATTTGCTTAATCGAAATTCTTTTCTTTGATTCCTGCGGCCCTGATGGCTTTCATTACTGCAATTACCGTTTTGTCACGCCCATCCTCATAACCCATCGCATAAGCACCTTCTTCACCATCTTTCCAAAGGTCGTCATTCGATTCGGGCCAGTCGATATCCAGTTCAATAGCTGCTCGTGATGCCTGCCATATCACCCAGGTAAACTCTTTTAATTCATCGTCTTCTGTAAACTGGCTTTTGTCTTTTGACCACCAGTTTTCAAACTGTCGGTAGCTATCGTTCACTTCCCTCTCCCCCAAATAAAAAGGCCTGCGATTACCAGCAGGCCTGTTACAAGCTCAGTGATGTAGATGGTCATCTTTTAACTCCATATACCGCCAATACCCGTTTC